CTCCGCCCGCTACAACCGTCAAAGTTTTCTGCCGTTCAGCCTGCCGCCCCATCTTCCTGAACATCCTGTTTGCCAGATCATGGAGATCGACCAGGTTGGCGATAGGCGAAAGGGGCATGATGTTGCCAGGCACATCTCCAAACGACAGAATCTGATACGGACCCTCTTCCGGCCCCTCCCAATCTGTTTCATTCAGAACAAGGTCATCACGAATGCTTCCGTCTTGATCAGCCTGGAATGTGACAAACTTTTGCTCGTATGGGAACCACACATCCCACAATTCTACCGTTCGCTGGTAGGCATCTGCCTGAGAACGGTCCTGACCAATGGAAAGAGACTGCGACTTTTCGTCGCCCTGCTCGTTGGTTGACTGCACTGGTTGCGGGTTGAGTTTGCCCGTTTGATCACCAAACAGGTCGCTTTCTTTCAACTGCTCATACAGCATCGTGTATCGATTGCCAATGTACTCTGCCTGATCCCATTTTCTGGCAGACATATCTACCACAAAATCGTCAAGGTCAACCGTTTCGGCAAACACAGTTCCTGGATCTCTCAACCAACCATCAAGTTCGGCCTTCTTTTCATCATCTGGTGCAATGCCTATTTTGAGAACGCCAACAGAAAACAATGCGTCCATTACCCAGTTTTGAAGCGTTGTGCCGAAATCAATTTCTTCCAGCAGGTTGTTAAGTACGATTTCAAAGTTAATTGCGGTTGGTTTCAACTCCTGCAATTTGCTCGTAACAAGAACCTGAGGAACTTGTGCAGCCAATTGCCTGCGATAAATGGACACAGCCATTTCAAGCAGGTTGACAGGGATCTTGTCGCCTGATCCGCTATCTGAGTAATGAGAACCAACATAAGAACGAAGAGCATGCATTCGATGCTCACGGAATGGTTGCAGTTTTCTGCGAGAGTAATCAATAGATTCCCGCACTCGTTTGTAATCAATTCGTGCCATTACCATGTTTCCTTGACAAGTTGCTTTGTTTCTCGATTGAATCTTCGAAAGGCCAAGGAGTTTTCAGGAATGACCGTCCTCTGGGTGGTCCTTGGTGGGTATTTGGACATTGCTTTCCACAAAAGCGCATCCGCCGTAGGTCTGTCGCCGTGATTTTCCCTAGCACCGGACGGGTCCATCTTTGTAAGACTTCTGGAGTGAGTGATCCAGCCTGTTTGAGCAAAGATGATCTCACGGCACTCCTCCACTGCGGGGCTTGACCGATTGATAAAGAGGCCATTTGACAAGGCTCTACGGTATTCCCCGTAAATAGACCTCTTTTCATCTTTTGTCGGCCACCAGCCGGGAATGTTGCTCTGTTTTTTCGAAACTGATACCTCATTTGTGCGGTAATAGATATTTCTGTGGTTGTTTTCAAGCACAACATCACCGAAATTCCTACCAGGTCCGGGTGCTTCCCAAATCAAATACGCACCGCCAGGGTCATTACCACGAAACCACTTTGCCAAGGCTACTGCGTAACGACCCAACTGGTCAGGACGCATGTGTGGAGTGCAAAGTTCTGCAATTTTCTCGCCTGTAGAGCAGTCGCCAATAGATATCACGCTGTTGCTGGCTCCAGTGCCAGTAGCAATGTCTACTCCCATTGCATAACGACGGTCACCCGGCATCTTTTGCGCTGCATCTGGATGAATCCACAACGATAACGGCCCCTTGCCAACAGAAAAGCCAGATGGAACGCACGTTTTCTCATCGAAAATCAAGTTGCCAGTGGCAAACGGCTTGCGACAATCCCGATTAATGATCTTGTTCAATTCAAGCGGGTCAAAGAACTGATAATCCGACGCCGCAAAGTCAATGTCTAGTTCCTGCGCAATTTCTTGCGGATGCGCGCAACGCCTACATTCCCTGTCGTACCACGGCGATCGCTTCTTGCCGTTATCATCTTCGTAAAGTCCTTTAGACTTCTCAGGATGAAGAGTCCAATGCAACTTGACATTCTTGATATCAGGGTTGCGAGTGAGGTCATAAAACGCCCCAGCAGTACCCGCAGGCGTCGAATTGAAGATTCTGCACCTCGTAGCATCGCGTGTTGACGACAATGCTCGATACGACGCATCAGCCTCAAACGCAGCAAATTCATCCAGGCCAATAGCGGTACGTCTATCCCCGCGAGCAACATCACCAGTAGTAGACTCGCCATCAATATGTGAACGGAAGTCATCATTTGTCAGCCTCAACTTTGTCCGAGTCATGTTCGGTAGAAGCCACTTTGGCTGGTTCTTATGAATGAAATCAATCTTCCAGAACAATGATTTCGGGTTTCCCGGCTTATCGACGTAGTCCTCGTTACGACTGACCAACAAAAACGACAGATCCTGGCGAAAATGCCATAGCCATTCAAAAACCAACAAAATAATCCAAGAAGCACCCATGTCACGGCTCTTCTGGATTAACACATCCTTGCCAGTAAATATGCAATCAACCAGGTCAAGCAACATCTCGTCCTGGTAATGCCACGTTATGAATGGAACTGTGCCGTTTGGCTTTCGAGGGTCATACGTCCAACAAAACGCATTGACGTAAAACAAGAAGTCCCGGCTGCAAGAAACCCACAAATCCTGAGCAAGATCCTTGTCACCAGCAGCAGACTCAATCAACTGCTTACGAAACGCCAAATTCTCTTCGGCCCCCTTGGGAACCTGCGAATAAATGTCCATTAACCCTCACTATCAAGGGTTTCCACAATTTGGTCAATGTTAGCCCGGATCTCTTCAGAGTCCGAAAAACTCATAAACGCAGGCGTGTGAACACCCAAATACGCGCCCTGGATGTTGAATTGGAAGTATTCAACCGCCTCGTCAGGCTCCATGCCCATCTGTACCAAATTGTCCAAAACCACCGCTATGTCGTAAATCAAAAATGCCTCGTGGCCGTCCTTGCCCAACCTCTGCCCCAAACCAACCAAAGCATTGTCGTGTCCATCAACCATTATCAGACTCATTACCACTCTCCGAAATGCGCTGTATGCGCTGTATAAGATCCAATATCGGCTTTCCGTCGTCAGAAAACCGCGTTTCCGCTTCCAAACTTTGCTTTGTAGGCATCAACTGGCGCCAAATCTGACTCCAAAACGACGCCTCGTTCGTGTTATTACGCTTTGCCCACTGCAACATCCCCCATGCCTCGCTGCTAGGAGCATCCTCCGGCTGCGCATCGCCTACCATCAGGTACGAAGCGACCCAACGTACTGTCTCCGCTGTACTTACGCTCTCCTTCGAGAACACCGTCGCAGCAGCCTGACCACGCAACTCCACAGGCTCGACTGGCGCCGCTGGCGCCGCTGGCGCCTGATCAGATGACGCGACAGGCGCCGATTCGCCAGAACGCATACGGGTGTCAGCCTCCCCCCACGCCAATTCAGCCGCCATACCCGCGCCCTTTAAAGATTCACGCAATTCGATGAACTCGCTCCAACGTCCCATTTCAAGCCAGTAACGTTTGATCTCAGACTTCGCGCGCCGCTTCGACATCTCGTGTTCAGGTATGCCAGACATACACGCCATGTTACCACATCTGCTAGCAGCATCTCGTGGGCAGGGGGTATGCTTTACAACAAGCCCCCCCCGCGTGGCGTGGCAAAGATGCTCGCGTGCCGCCATTCCGCCCAGGGCCGAGCCGAATCCGCCGCCAGCCAGCCGCCCAGCCAGCCGCCACCGTCCAGGCGGATCACCCAGCCCAGCCCGACCGACCGACCGACGACCACCGGACCGACCACCGCACGCCCGCGCGTACTGCTTAGGTGATCCGTCGACGGTAGGGGATAGCACCACCCCACCCCATCCCATCCCACCATCCCACCACCACCGGCAGACCGTCGGCGCCTGGCGGCGCCCTGGATGCGGCGCCATGCCCAGGGCGCCGCGGGTAGCCAACTGTCCCACCGGCGCAAAGAAAACCGCCCAGCCGGTGACGGCTGGACGGCGAGAGGAGGAGGAGATGAGTCTACCCGCGATCGTGCCAATTCTTGACGAGTTGATGGACGGTTTGCAATTTGCGGACGGCGTTGTCCAATGCTCGCCTGTGCGGGTTGTCGTCGCTGAAGACAACAAACGGCGGGGGTCCGCCGTCGTTGGCGGGTTCAATGCCGTCCCATGCCATGCAGTAGCCCATGTGCTTTCCGACTTCCTTCCGGCATTCGGTGAGATGCTGAAGCGCCTGCTTCAACGTGAGCCGGGCGCCTCCTGCTCCTGTCGGCTCTAATCCGAGAATGTTTCCGATCTGTTCGCTCAGTCGTTTCATCGTGTTTCCTTTCCGGCGGTGTTCGCCTGTGCCAAGTGTACATCGGCGAATGTGGTAGGTCAATCCAGAAAAAAACCCGCCTTCCGGCGGGCGGGGGTTTGGTGGTTTGTCCAGGGTATCAGCCGATAAACTGCCCCTTCTCGTTTGTCGGTCTGTACCGCGTGAATTCCCAGACATGACCATCCACAAAATCGATACGAATTAATTCGATGCTCCGATCGATTGCGTGGTCGGGGTTTACGTATCTGATCCGCTCAATATCGGTATCCTCGGTTTTTTCCATGCAATCTGGATGAGATTCCAGCCATTGCAGGACAGCACGCATCCGATCCCGGCGCCGAGACCCGACGATTACCTGCTCGCCTTCGAGCAGTTCCGTATTGTCGAGGTGTTCCGCCCCCTGCCCCTGCGTGTCTTGCGTGTCTTGCGTGTCTGCATTCATGTCGCTGTTTCCTTTCTGGCGGTTTTTCCGCCTGTCCAGAGTATCGCATCGGCTGCCGCCATTGTCAACCATGAAAAAACCGCCCGGCGTGAAAGCCGGACGGGTTCGGTGATTTGTCCAGGGGAAACGGCTATCCGGCGGGGTAGTCGTTTTCGTCCAAGACGTGCTGGACCGCCTCCTCAATGTCCCCCGCGTCGTATTCCTCGTGAAAGAAGTCGGCGATATCCACGTCGGGCAGACAATTCAATCCCAGCCCGATACGCTTTTGGATTCTTGCGTTGACGGAAGCCCGGAACGATTCCCAAGTCTTCGCGCTCATTTGCTCGCCTCCTCAATTCGATGGTCTGCTGTGGTTACAAGCTTTTTTCTTGCCTCCGCGATTAGCTGGTCTGCTCCAGCTGCAAGCCATGTCAGCTCCTTGCGTGCTGTAGCTCGCTGCTGGTCGTTGCCGTTTTCGATCCATTCAAGGTAAACGGGCATCATCCCGGACCAAGTCGGCGGCAGGTTTTCGGTTCTGGTTTCCATGTCGTTGTTTCCTTTCTAGCGGTTCGACATTCTGACCGCAAAGTCGATCATAATGCATACGAGCAGGATCGCGGCGATCCATTGAAATAAAACGGGCATTTTTTCGGATTCCTTTCCTTTTCATCGGTGGACGGGATAAACGATATCCACGTCCGGGTCTGCGCATTTCGTGCATTGTCCACACTTCACGCGGTTCGGTGATTTGTTGAACGTCGAAACAATCGCGGGGCAGATTGTCACCTTGCGCCCGGTTTTCTCCCGGCGGATTGTTGCCAGTTCTCTAGCGGTTTCAATTCGTTCGGCAGGGCGCTGTTCCATCGATCCGGCCACAATCGAACACGGCCCGGACGCTTCCCGCCACCTTCGAGGATTGGCGACAGATTCGCGAACGGTGACCAGATCGCCCAGGGCATTTCGGTATCTGGTCGCCTTTCTTGCCGTTTCAATCGGCAAATGGACGGGCGTGCCTGCTTTCTTCAATTGTGCAACGAATTTACGCAGCCCGGCGGGAACCCTTGCCGGCAACGAGCCGAACGCGCTGAACCTGAACCACGGAACACGCCAAGCGCGTAGCGCCATTTCGTGCCACGCCATTGAAAGCACGGCATCGGCTCCGGCGCTTTCGTGCCGTTCCAGTTTCCCCCGCAGATTCGCGCGGTCGTGGCGTTTTTCACATGCCACGGCGTAGCACCTCGCGGCATCCGGCGCCGCCGATTTGCTGGTGGATTCTGGATGGTACGCGCATCCCCGGTCGCAATTGTCGCCCCCACTGGTTGAGAAGTTCAGCGCAACCGATCCGGGCGTTCCCTTGCCGAATTGCCCAAGCACCTCGGCGCGCTTTCCGTTCACCGTTAAAAACGTGGTTTTCATTTGGTGGTTTCCTTTCGCTTCGCATCGTACTCGCAACGCTTGCGGATTTCCACCGCAACCCGCCACGCCTCCGGCTGCTTTCCCGTTTTCTCCACGGCGCGAATGGACGCCGCGACAATCGGCTCCCGTTCCTCTGCGGTTGTTCGTTTCGCCCATTCCCGCACCCACTCCATCGCCTCGTTGATTCTGCAAGCGTTCTCCATCTGGCGCACGGTGCAAAGTATGACTTTTGACATTTGCGGATTCCTTTCTGGTTGCAAATTACATCGGCTCCGCGATTCGTGCAACGTAAAAAAACCCGCTCCCGTCTAAACACGAGAGCGAGCAGGGGACGGCGGAACGTTTCCGCTGTTCATTTCCGGGCTGGGCCGTGACGCCTGACGCCGCCGCGTTCTCATTCATCCCGTCGGATTCCTGGTACTTGCGGCGCCGTCATTTTTTACGGACGGTCCCCTTGGTTCATGTGCGGCTCCAAGATCGTGATTATTGCTTCGAGGATTCGGCTGTCGAGACTTGCGATCTTTTGAACGTTTGCGCTGTGATTATTGGTTTGCGTTTCGTCTTCGTCTTCGTCTTCGTCTTCTTCGAGTTCATCAACGAAATCATCGAAGAGGTTTTGGCCGTGCCGTTCAAGCCAATTTTCGCACATCGCCTGAAGGTCATCGTTCAACTCATCTGCAACCTTGGTGATGAACTCATCCTGCGTTGAGTGGTAGGCATCGTGCTTGTTCTCTTCAACCTCGCAGATTTTCCCGTTCATCCACTCTGAGACAATCTGCTCAAATTCACGAATATCCTGCATGGGGTTTCCTTTCTGCACCTTCGGTGCTTCCCAAAGATTACTTCGTCATTCGCGGGTTGTCAATTGAAATAAAAAAACCCCGCCGAAGCGGGGGGGGTGATTGGTTGATTGATTTGCTCACCATCCGGTGTCGGGTGTGTCCGGCAGGTGCGAAACCATCAGGTCAACGGGAATGTGCGTTGATGACCCTGCGCCGTACTTCGTGAGTTCGATCCACTTCGGCGCTGCCTTCTCCAATTCAGCAGCATCGTTCTCGTTTCCGATGGTGTCCATAAAAACTCTCTTCGGCTGTCCAGCCAAGCACGATCCGCGCTCGTAAATTCCGTGGCCGTACAAATTCCACTCGCCGGTGTTGTGATACGTCTCACCCTTGGACTCTTCCAGGGTAAACCACTCACAATCGCCGCAAATCATCGCATCCAGCATGTCGATGATCAGCCTTGGCATTTCGCGCACAGCCTCTTGAACTGCGGCAACGCTCCAGCATCCCTTCGCCTTTCCAAAGTAGATGATGGCGTCACCGACGACGATTCTCACGCCCGTTGCTGCACACTTCCCGTTGTACTTTGCTCGCATTGTTTTCATGCTGTTTTCCTTTCATTCACGAATGCGCGTGACCGTCTGCTTCGATCCCGATACACATCGAGATGCCGGTCTTTTCGCTCCGCACTGAAACCATAACGCAATCGTCGCAGGGAAGCAACTGCGGCTCCCCCACATGATCCCACATTTTTTGCAGACCTTCCAGAGTTTCAACTTGCTTATCAGTCATTGCGATGTTGTTGATCATCACTGGCCTTTTTTTGCTCATGTTGTTTTCCTTTCTTTCAGCACATCTTCGACAATTTCCACCGCACGCGGGGAGAACCCCCCGATGTTCCAGTCGGTGATTTCGTTAACTTGCAACCCTTCTAGGCCAAGGTAGTTTTTTCCGTTTTTCCAGTTGTAGATCGAAACCACAACGGGATCGTAGGCGATGAAAATCAATCTCCACTCTGCGTCGGATTTGTATGCCGCTGGCTGCGGCTCCCCGAACGCAGCGACGAGTTCGCTGTAGGTCGCAGTGATTTCGCCTTGATAATGAGATCCCGCGAAGGGCTTGTGATCCGTCGTCGTAACAAATGTTGGCATGGCTGGTTTCCTTTCGAAGCAAAGCGTACCACGCCTGCTCACTCAGTGCAAGCGTTGATGCGAGACATCAACAGTGCCTTCGCATCCGCGTGAATGAGCGTGAGGCGACCGAGCATCTGCGAAAACTCCCCCTGCATTCCTCCGAATCGCACCGCCCGGTATCCCAGCAAATATGCAATGGATTCGTGGATTTCCATCTCGATCAGGTTCAGGAACATAAAGCCACATGCAGCGTAGGCATCGTCTTCGTGATCACGAGCCGCGAAGGCTCCAGTCAGGAACGCCTTGTTTGTGATGAGGCTTGGCCCCAGGTCGCTTTCCTCGCTTCCCATTGCGGAGCGAGTCAATTGCAACGCTGCCGTCATTATTGCTACGCCGCCGGGGGTTTTAATCAGGTTTTCGTAAATCTCGTGATTGATTTCGTCGATTTTTTCTGTTTGCTCATTTGTGAATTGAAGCATAGGGTTCCTCTCTTAGCCAAACGTGATCTTGCCGATGGCGGCAATTTGAAAAAACGCATCCACAGTTATTGAGTCAAATTCGTCATCGACAATATCCTTCCAATGCCTTGAATTCGATGAAGCGAGAAATTGCAAGGCGTGTGCGAAATGCGCCCTGCCGACAACTCCAAGCCCGCTAACATCGTCATCATCATCATCACGCCAATCGATGATCACTGAATTGTCTTGAAACATCATGTAGGCAATCACATGCACGAATCCGCCGTCAATGCCAGAAGTCGCAAGGTATTGCTTGTCATCCTCGTCCAGGTCCGAATCAACGATTTTCTCCAGAATCAGAGGGTCGTTGCGATTCATTATTGAAATTTGCTTGACCCAGTAGTTGATTCCCCCCTCGATAGCGGTTACGAGCAGGTGATACAACTTTTGATCATCAATTTCAACGGTGGTGTTGACTTGCAATGATTGCATTGGTAATTTCCTTTCTAAAGCAAAGGTACATTCCGTGCCACTGCTTGTCAAGAGAGGAACCGACAATGAACGTGATATTTGGAATGAATCCCGGAACGGTGGATCGTGCCTTGCAGGCTACGAACATGCAGTTTGGGGAGGAAACAGTGATGTGCTTGAACCCGGATGTTCTTGCAGACATTGCCGCGCAGCATCGATTGATTTTAGCGGAACCGTGCGATGTTCCGGTGGATGCAATGCTCGCAGCCATGACAGTTCACCAATACAAAGACGGCGCGTTCAACACAGTGACTATTCGTGCAACACGGCCTTGCCCTGGGTGCGGAGATCCCAACGGGGATTGCCCTGGTCAAGCGTGCGTGCAAGACGATTGTTGAAAGGAAAGCAATGATTGATCCCGCAGAGGCAGAAGATGTCTACGCAAGCGGCAATTTTAATTTTGGGTTGCGCGTAGAACTCACGAGCAAAATTGACTTGCTTGTGGATTTTGAGGGTGAGTTCGATACTGCCGAAAAGAAGGAAAACGGCGTTTGGATTGAAAAAGCAACAGCCGAGTTGTCATTTGGAAATTTCACCATTGCAATTGATTGCGAGCGTACGCAAGCAATTCAGTTGTGGAACGCAGCAAACGAAAACGCATGGACTGCCGAGCAGCAAATCTCTGATTTGATCGGAGAAGCAGAAGTTTTGGATGACGGCTTTAATGTGCAACTTTCATTTGAGGGTGGCATCACCGACACCGAGGAGTTTAAGGACACTGTTCTTGATTATTACTTTCAAAACGTGTGGAGGAGCGAATGATAATAAGAGGAAAAAAACAATGGGGAGATGACATGCTTTGGTCAGATAAATGCCGCAAGGGCGCTCCCGACCTGGGGGAATCAACCGGCCCGGTTCTCGATCAAAAGATATATCTTGCGTTGTTTGCGAGGTGGGAGGAGCGATTGTGGCTCTTCACAGAGGTCAGTCCTGACGCGCCAATTTTGTACGGGCTGTATATTGACAAGAAGCAGCCAATGATGGTGCATCTCACTCTCGATCCATACGTCGAGGACCGACTGGACGTGCAACTGCTTCGAGACGACACTTGTTGGCCTGGAACGCTTTCTGTTCGTGAATATTTAAAGGCGTTCAAGCACGATTCTGTTTTAAAAATTTTGGAGAACGAAAATGCTGAGAGGTAGCATTCCAAAGCCCGAAGATAAACGCTTGAAAGCGTTGTTCTTTGGCGAAGCGGGGGCAGGCAAAACAACCTGCTCAATTCAATTCCCTCGTCCATACGTGATTGATACCGAGCGAGGTGCTGAGAATGATCAGTACATCTCACGGATCAAAGATCGTGGCGGTGCATACTGGGCATCGAACGATATGGCAGAGATTATGAACGAGGTTCGAGCGCTGCTTTCTGAAAAGCACGAGTTTAGAACCTTGGTGATTGATCCGGTCACCACGATCCACGATGCATTGCTGGATCGGAAAGAGCAGGAAGTCGGCTCTGAGTTTGGTCGGCACTACGGTGCCGCGAAAAAGGAATTTAAGCGTCTGTGCAATTTGCTCACACGCCTGGACATGAACGTCATCCTGACTTCGCATCACAAGAACCTGTACACCGGCGGAAGTATGCAGGTGTCCGGGAAGACATACGACGGCCCGAAAGGGCTTGACTATCTGTTTGATTTGGTACTTGAGATTCAGGTTCGCGGAACCGACAGGTGGGCATGCGTTAGGAAGTCTCGTTTTGAGAACCTTCCGACGAATGACGCATTCGAGTTCAGTTACGACGTGCTTGCTGAGAAGTATGGCCGCGAAGTTCTGGAGCGTGAAGCCGTTGCCGTGAAGTTGGCATCACCGGATCAGGTTTCCACAGTCGAGGCACTTTTCGCAA